TCACCTCACCCGGATTCAATCGTGGTTAAAGCGAATTGGTCAAGCAATCCTTGGTTCCCCACCGAGCTAAACAAAGAACGCCTTTACCTCAAAGAAACTGATCCAGACCTGTATGAGCATATTTGGGAAGGGGAGTGTATGACGGCCCACAAGGGCGCTTACTATGCCGACTCAATGAGACAAGCTAGGGCAGAGGGTAGAATAACAAACGTGCCGTGGGAGCAATCTATACCCGTTCAAACGTGGTTTGACCTCGGGGTGGCAGATAGCACCTCAATCTGGTTCACTCAATCCGTTGGCAAAGAGATAAGATTTATAGACTACGAAGAACATTCCGGGGAAGGGCTGGCGTTTTATGTCAAACTGCTTAAAGATAAACCTTATGTTTATGATGAGCACTGGGCTCCACACGACATTAGAGTTAGAGAGCTAGGAACGGGACGATCACGGCTAGAGTTAGCAGCGGAGTTAGGATTGCATTTTAGCGTAGTTAAGAATATTGGAATTATGGATGGGATACAGGCGGCACGATCATTGTTTAACCGATGCTGGTTTGATGAACAGAATTGCAAATTAGGTTTAGATTGTCTGGCGACATACCATAAAGAATATGATGAGATTAACCGGGTATATAAATCAAAGCCCGTCCATGATTTTTCTAGTCATGGAGCGGACGCTTTTAGGTATTTTGCTGTAGGTTGGAATGAACCGCAGTCAACTATGCCCTACGTTATCGGCAGTATTTAAACGCTGATCTTTTAGCTTGTTGGAATACTCCCTTACTTTATGAGTATCTTCAAAGTGAGCCCAAACAGTGAACTGCTTAAAGCCTGCTTCTTTCATTCGATCCCGGTACGCGTGTTGACGTTTAAGATTATGCTTATCAGTCATAGCTCAAGGATCTCTCATAAATTCTTTAATTGTATTTGTATCTTCCGCTTCTTTTTTTGCCTTAGCTACCTCGCTGGCTGAAAGCCTATTCGCTATCTCTTCGGCTATTACCAAGCATTTATCAGATTTTTCTTTACTGATTGTTGTGTCAATGGCTAACACAAGCGCATGAACTAGCGCCTCGTAGTCATTGGTTGGTTTTCTCATATTCATAATATTCTCCGTGGGGCCGAAGCCCCGTTATTAATGATTAGCCTCTGTACGCTTGGGTCTGTGCTTTCCAAGCTGAGTTGGTTTGCTTATCCCAACCTCTACAAAAATCGCTTATTTCGTGTGTTTCTGGATCTATCCAAGGGCCACTCTCGTTATAGTGATTATCAAATATGTCGGCTAGTACCACATTCATGCGGTCGTCACGCGCTCTAATCGTTGGCCTGTATTTCGGCCCTGTCTGCTCGATTAGGTGAGCGAAGTTCTTAAACGCTGAGATATTATTTACATGATCATCTAACTGAGCAATAGTGATTACTTCGTATGCCCGGCCAACTTTCATTAACCAGCCGTAATGCTCTCCGAAATGATCGCAGTCGTAAAAATATCCGTCACAATTTACCTTCTTATAAACTATCTCAAGGTGCTTGAAATCGAATACAAATAAAGGCGCTGTATCGAATCTATCAGTCTGTTTATCTTTAATATTATCTTCTCTGCTAATTGTGCCGCTGCTATCCATTCCAACATTGCTAAGGCGCTGAGAAAAGTTAGCTTTGAAAACTTTAGTGCCTTTAATGTCTCGATTACCGATCAGCGTGTAAATGTAAATTCCCATAATATTCTCCAAGGGGCCGTAGCCCCGGTTAAGGTTAGGCAGTAAAAACGTAAGGCTTAATCCAAGTACCAATGTTTAAATCAACGTAGTGGCTGCGGTAAAAGTAATCAGTCGAAGAATCAGAGTGGTCAAAGAAATCTGCCCCTTTCATTGCTGCAATCATTTCAGCCATAAACTGCAAAACAATTCCAGAATAATGTTCATCCATCCAATACTCATTTACCTCAATATAGTTACGAGGATATTCGCCTCGCATCATGTACTCGCTAAAATCTAATTCACCCTTAGTCACTTTAACTACGAGAGTGCTGTTATGGCGAACACTGATAGAGCCTTTAACTTTGTACTTAGCTAATACAGCTTTAATGCCCGGTGCTAAATTTGCTTTATCTTCTTTGCTTACAAAAGCCATGATATTTCCTTCTCTTCGTTTGGTATGGTTCATTCTAAACCGTTAAGTCTTAACGAGTCAATAGGTAATGTGTATTTATTTTAAATCTAAGGTAGAGGGGAGTAGATAAAGCTAATAACCGCGTACAACAATGACAAGGTACAGCTATTAAAGTTATGGATAAATTAAGGTGTAGTTTCAATGGCGTGGACACAAAAGACAAAAAGTAGTAGCTCTAAAACTCCTACGAGATCCAGAAACAATAAACAAAAGGCTAGACGGGCAACAGCAGCTAAGGCCACACCTAAACAGGCTAACCAGAACAACAACCAACGGGCTAATCTACCTAGTGAGCAAAAATATATAGCGCCAGTGGCTAAAGCTGCACCAAGGCCAGCTACACCTATGGCTTCTACTGCTAAATCTTTTGCAGCGGCTCCAATGGCAAATATTACCCAAACTCAAAATAGTGGGTTGACCTCTTATAATTCTGGCCCTTCTAAAGTTCCTAGCTATAGCCAAGGTGACGGGCAAATGAGTCCAGCGTTAGCAGCTAAACAAAACAAAAAAGCAGCTACCTCTCCTGCTTATATGCGGAATGATGATGAGTTTGAAACTAATACTTTAGGTATCAGTTCAACTAAGTCGTCAACTAAGTCGTCAACTAAGCCTATTACTTCAATCTCACCTCAGCAGGCTAATCTTCCAAGTGAAGATAAAGGCTATTTTCAATCATTTAAAGACGCGGTGGGCTTACTGTTTGATGATCCCCGGACAGAGGAAAGCGGAAGGTATAACCAGAAGTATTGGGCAGAGCGATTAGCTGATGGTAAAGCCGCAGGCAATAAAAACATTCAAGCTGAAATAGCGGCAGAGCAAGCAAGCTTAGGGGGGCCAAGTAAATCATATAACCAAGAGAAGGTTCCCGGTTATTTTGAGCCACTAAACCACCCATCACAAAAGAAGATTGCCAAGCTACCAACACCGCAGAACGCCCAAAAAGAAATTGAGGCTCTTGATAACCAGATAGCCAATGAGACTGACCCGGTAAAGCTTCGGGCAGCACACACGCGCAGATTAATGCTTATGCGTATGAGAAGAACAAGCACTAGGTTTGCTGGCCTAGTAGATGATCCAGACACTAAAATTAGCCGCATGAGTATTCTCTAATGAAAAATGTATCTCCTGTATCTCCCATTGCTTTATTGAAACGATATGATCGACTTAAAGCGGATCGCCATAACTGGGATCAATTGTGGGAAGAGTTAGCTGTTTTTTTAATGCCTAGCAAAATTGACTTTATTACTAAGAGCACCAAAGGCACAAAAAGGGCCGCTGAGGTATACGATTCGACAGGCATACATTCATTGCAGATTTTAGCCGCTTCGCTTCATGGCTCCCTTACAAGCCCTTCAACCAAGTGGTTCGGGCTTCGCTTCCGGGAAGATGCGTTAAACGAAGATAAAGAAGCAAAAGATTGGCTTGAGAAGTGCAGTCAAGGAATGTTTCAAGAGTTTGGGAAAAGCAATTTTTCAACTGAGGTTGCTGAGGCTTATCAGGATATGGTGGGCTTTGGTACAGCCGCTTTACAGTTTGACGTAAAAACTAAAGAGGCTAACTTTGATGGTTTTAATTTCCGGGCGTGTCACTTAGCTGAGGTGGTGGTTGCTGAATCAGTAGAGGGCCGCATAGATACAGTGTTTCGCAAGCTAACATTGTCAGCGCGTCAAGCTCATCAAAAGTTTGGTGATAATTGTGGCGAGAAGTCAATGAAAGCTTTGGAGACTGATCCAGATAAGGAGTTTGATTACATTCAAGCCGTATTTCCCCGAGAATTAAAAGGGGAATCTACAATGGTAGCGCCACCAAGTCAAAGACCTTGGGCTTGTTATTTTATTAGTGTAGACGATAAGAAAATATGTAAAGAGTCTGGATACTATGAATTGCCTTTTATGGTTCCAAGGTGGTCAAAAACTACGGGTGATATTTATGGATTTGGCCCCGGGTGCGTTGCTCGACCAGATATTAAAACCTTAAACGAGGCTAGAAAGTTGGCTATGAAAGCGTGGGAGAAAAGTATAGACCCACCACTTAAAGCCTTACAAAACGGAATACTGGGCAAGATTGATATGCGCCCGAGCACAGTAACGTATGTGCGAGATATGAACAACTTGGAGCCGTTAGTCAATGCGACTAACTGGAACGCTGACCAATTAATGCTAACGGACGTTAGGGCATCAGTAAGGCGTATCTTCTTCTCTGACCAGTTAGAGTTAAACGATGGGCCTCAAATGACTGCAACTGAGGTGCAAGTTCGTTATGAGCTAATGCAGCGGTTGCTCGGGCCTACTCTTGGTCGGCTTCAATCTGAGTTTTTAAACCCCATTGTTGAACGTGCTTTTTACTCTATGTTGCGCGGCAATGCTCTACCGCCAATGCCCGAAATATTGCAAGAAGTAGGAGGTGATTTAGATATTGAATATGTTGGGCCGCTTGCACGATCACAGAAAATGGATGAAGTAACAGGAATCCAAAGAGCGATTGATGGAATCATGCAATTGGCTCAAGTTAACCCGGAAGTCCTCGACATTGTAGATGTGGATAAAGCCGGGCGAACCATATCAGATCGACTAGGAGCGCCAGCAGACATATTGCGAGGCGTTGAGCAAGTCGATGAAATGCGCCAACAACGACAACAGCAGCAACAGGCTCAAGCTGAAATGGATCAAGGTCAGTAAGAATTAGCCGGGGCAACTCAAGCGGTTGAATTGGAGCAGATGGTTAATGAATCAGTTTAATAAGGACATTATAGAATTATTTAGTACCAAAACAGGCGAGAGAATACTTGCCAACATGAGAGTGGCCTACGGAGATCGTATATCGTTTTCTAAAGACCCTTGTGAAACTGCCTTTAAAGAGGGGCAGCGAAGCATTTACTTAGAAATTAAAAATTTAGTGGAGAAAGATAATGAGTGAAGAAGCAGCAGCAAAAGAGTCTTGGCACTCTGGCTTGTCAGATGAGTACCGGGGTAATGAGTCTTTGGCGCAAATCCCTGATCTAAACACCTTAGCTAAATCCTACTTGGACGCGCAGCAATATGCTGGCGGCTCAATTCGTATTCCGGGAGAAGATGCAAGTACAGACGATTGGACAGCGTTTAACTCTAAGCTTGCCGCTAAAGTTCCAACACTAATGAACCTACCAAGTGATGAGCAAGAAGCCAAGAACGCATTGTTTAA